GTATTGCTTCGGCATGGGTATGGGAGCGTTCGGCCATGAAGGTATAATATACTGCTGGGTCGGCATTTGGCCCGTTGTACTGGGGCGTCATGCTTCTCAGCATACGATTGAATGCTAGCGCTGCGTCGAGTTCGCGTTCAAACATCATTTCTTCGCGCTTGAGCAGCAGTCGGTTGCGGTCGGTGAATGCATTTAGTTCGTGCCGATGGTTGTCCATTTCATGATTGAGCGATGTTTTGTGCGTTTCAAGACGCTTGCTCATCCATCCATCAGCATACCATTTCACTGCGATGCCGCCGACCGTCAAGGCTCCAGCCAGTCCGCCGATCGCGCCAGATATAACTTCCCAAACAGCCATCGTCGCCCCCTCTAATCCGATTGCCTAAATATAGGATGGCACGACCATCCAAACCAAGCGCAATCAAAGAATTAACCGGCAATCCGGGCAAGCGGCGGCTCAACAAATCTGAGCCGCGCCCCTATGGCGAACCTGCGCGCCCCACGATCATGACCCCGGCTGCCCGGAGAATCTGGGCCAAGCTGGTCGTATCGATGCCGCCCGGCGTCCATACCTTCGCCGATAGCCACTTGATGGCCGCCTATTGCGAGGCCGTTGCCGCGCACCAGCGCGCTACCAAGCATATCATTGACGGGGCAGGGGAGGTCACTGGATCAACCGGCCAAACGAAGTTGTCGCCATGGCTCAAGGAACAGGCCGACAGTGCGCGGCTGATCGTCACCATCGGCGCAAAGCTGGGTCTGGACCCGGTTTCGCGCCAGCAAATTCAAACAGAAAAGGGTGGGCCGGCCGAAGAGGACGATGACGGTCTGCTGAACTGACGTGCTGGATCGGGCGCAGCGCGTCATCGATTTCGCGCACAAATATCTCAAGATCACCATCGGCGAAGATGCTGGTAAACCGTTCTGGCTGCGCCCGTGGCAGCAGGCTTTCATCCGTGATGTCTATGGCCCGGTCAAAGCAGACGGCAACCGCAAGGTTCGTCGCGCCATCCTGTCCATCGCGCGGAAGAACGGCAAAACCGAACTGGCGGCTATTCTCATCCTTGCCCATCTGATCGGCCCAGAGGCCGAACCCAACGGCGAAATCTACAGTGCCGCCAATGACCGTGAGCAGGCCAGCATCGTCTTCAATGCGGTGCGTCGCATGATCGAAGCCAGCCCCGAATTACAAAAGCGCCTGATCGTGGTGGCATCGACCAAGACCATCATCGTCAAAGGCAGCGGGACCAAGGCGGCGGGTAGCAGGTTCAAGGCGCTGTCGGCTGACGCCTCCACCAAGCATGGCCTGAACCCATCCTTCGTCGTGTATGACGAGTTGGCCCAGACCAAGAATCGTGAATTGCTCGACACCTTGTTGACCAGCCAAGGCGCGCGGTTACAGCCGCTGTTCCTGACCATCAGCACGCAGAATAATGACCCGCAACACCCGTTGTCGGAAATGATCGATGACGCCCAAAAGGGTGAGGACGAAACCATCGTCTGCCACCTCTACGCTGCCAACGACGATTGTGATGTCGAGGACGAAGAGGGCTGGAAGGCTGCGAATCCGGCCTTGGGCGATTTCCGTTCGCTGGAAGAATTGCGGATCATGGCGGCGCGCGCCAAGCGCATCCCGGCAGAGGAAGCCAGTTTCCGCCTGCTATACCTCAATCAGCGTGTCAGCCTCCACTCTACACTCATCACCCGAGCAGACTGGCAGGCAGCCAAGGTTGAAAAAGTCGATTTCCGCGTTGCGCGCACCAATGGCTCTGATGATCGTGGCGAACCGATATATTTGGGCTTGGACATGTCGGAAAATACCGACCTGACAGCCTTGGTGGCAGTCTCCGCGCGTGATGGATCGCGGGTGCAGGCGTGGTTCTGGAAGCCCATCGACCTGATTGAGCAGCATACCCGGCGGGATCGGACTCGTTATGACGTATTCGCCAAGCATGGGCGTTTGCTAATGTCACCCGGCCGCACGATCGATCCACGACTGGTCACCGCAAAGATCGTCGAACTTAACCAGCAATATGATATCATCGGCTTGGCCTATGACCGGCACAAGACCTCGGAGGTGTTTGCTCGACTGTCTGATGCAGAGGTCACTTACCAGACAGGACATGGCGATGGGCTTCGTCTGGAGCCGTGGGGGCAAGGGATGATAGGCATGGCACCCGCCATCACTGCATTCGAACATGCCGTCCTCAACAACGAATTGAAGCACGATGGTCATCCGTTGCTGACATGGTGCGTTATGAACGCGATCGTCGTCAGCGACCCAGCAGGCAACCGAAAGTTCGACAAGTCAAAGGCTCGTATGCGCATTGACGGTGCTGTTGCCTTGGCCATGGCGCTCGGCCTGAAGGCCACGGATATAGCCGAACCAGTCATTTCAAACCCTTGGGAAGACCCTGATTTCGACCTCCTTAAGTGGGCTTCATAGCACCTTCACCGGGCGGCGATCGGCATTTCATCGACCAGCATAAATATCGATATGCTGTTCAACATATTTGGAGCCGAGCGTCGGTCACATAGTCTAGAAAATCCGAGCGTTTCGCTGACTGATGCCAGCGCGTGGTCTGCGTTTTTCTCCACTGGATCGTCACTGACCGGGGAGACCATCACGTTCGAAAAGGCGCTGTCGATCCCCGCTGTCTGGGCGGCGGTCAACGTGATCGCGGGCACCATCGCGCATTTGCCGTTCCACCTGTTCAAAACCCAAGGTGCGGTCACCGAGAAGGACAGCGCCAATCCGCTCTATCGGGTGATCCACGATCGCCCCAACGATATCCACACGTCATATGCTTTCCGCAAAATGCTGGTCAGCCGCCTGCTGCTGGATGGTCGCTTCCTGTCGATCATCGTCGCCGATGGCGCTGGCCGCACGACTGGCCTGATCCCGGTTCCAGTTTCCAAGGTCACGATCAAGCAGCAGATCAGCGGCCGTGGGCTGTCACGATCTTACACGATCGACGGCGTCACATACAGTCACACCCAAATTCTCGACTTCAACCTGCTGGTGGCCGATGATGGCGTCTCGACCATCTCGCCGTTGGTCGTCCATCGCGACACTTTCGGCCTGATGCTGGCTGCCGAACGCTACGCCTCGACGTTGCTGGTCAACGGTGGCGTGCCGCCGCTAGCGTTGGAAACGCCCGCTGCGTCCTCCCCAGAAGCGAACACCCGCGCCAGCGAACAGATTTCCACGATCATCGCGGCAAATAAGCGTCACGCCAATAAGGTGCTGCCGCTTCCCACGGGTTTCAGCCTTACGCCGATCGGCGTCAATGCCCGCGACCAACAGTTGCTGGAATTGCGCCAGTTCCAAATCGGTGAAGTGGCGCGGATTCTCAACATCGCACCCGCCATGCTGCACGACCTGTCGACAGGCACATATTCCAACGTCGAACAGCAAAACCTCAATTTTGCGCAGCACACCATCGTCCCACTGGTCGAACTGATCGAGCAGGAAATGAACGCCAAGCTGTTCGGCAAAAAGAACAGCAACAGCTTCGTCGAGTTTGACCTTGATGGCCTCCAACGTGGCGATTTTACCTCGCGGATGACGGGGCTGGCGATGGCGGTCAACACCGCTCTGATCACCCCAAATGAAGCTCGCGCGCTCGACAATCGTCCACCGCTGGAGGGGGGCGACGAATTGATGATCCAAGGCGCGACTGTGCGCCTCAAGGCTCAGCCCGACACCGCCGCATCCGAAGCGGCCCAACCCCAACAGCCTGCCACGCAGGATGAAACCAATCCTGTGGAGGATAATGAAAATGCAGAATGAAACCCGTCACATGGCGCTGACCGACTTTGAACTTCGTGACGGCACCGCCGAACAGAAGCGCGGATATGGCTATGCTGCCATGTTCAACAGCGACAGTCTTGATCTTGGTGGCTTTATCGAGCGCATCCAACCCGGCGCGTTCACCAGATCGCTGGCCGAAGCCGCCGCTGGCACCCGCAACATCTATGCGCTGTGGGCGCACGATACTTCATTGCCGCTGGGGTCTACCCGATCAGGCAAACTGGCACTGGCCGAAGATGCTCGCGGCCTGACTTTCGACCTGTCGGTCGATCGCTTCACTGACCAGCAGCGTAGCGCCCTTGAGGATGGCGATCTTCAGGTCAGCTTTGGCTTCCGCGTCCGCGAAGATCGTTGGCAAAAGCGTGATGGCGACATCATCGTCCGCAGTCTGATTGACGTCGACCTCAGCGAAATCAGTTTGGTGATCAACCCGGCTTATCCCTCGACTGAAGCGGCTCTTCGCAGTCTGGATGAGTGGCGTTCAAGTCAAAAGGTCGCTGAGCCCTTCAAGGAAGGCGATGTTTCGACGGAATTGGTGAAGCGGTATCTGTCGTTCAGGCTCGGTCGGCGCGGCCTATAATGGCGTTTGCATAAATAACTCCGAACAAATTGTTTGGAGAATTCTTCTAAAATGAATGCAAATGAACTTCGTCTGAAGTCGGATGAAATTGCCAATCAGGCACGCGCTCTGCTCAATACTGTCACCGACGAAAATCGTGGTGAAAAGGAAGCCGAATTTGACCGTATGATGGACGACGCTGATGCGTTCGCCGCACGCGCGGAGCGCATGGCAGGCGCGGAAGCCCGCAGCCGTGAATGGTCGGCCATCGCCACCGAAATTCCGTCCCAGTCCGTTGAGGTCGAAGCCCGTTCCGGTGGTCTATCGGAAGAGGATGTCCGCGCCGGTATCTTCAATGAGTATCTGCGCGGCGTGGTTTCGTCTGCTGAGGTCCGCGCCGCTGGTGTTGCGACCAATGCCGCCGGTGGTTTCACCGTCCCGACCGACCTGTCATCGACCCTGATCGAAACCATGAAGGCCTATGGTCCGCTGACCGTGGGTGGCCCGATCAACTACCTCATGACCGAAAGCGGCAACCCGCTGAATTTCGCGACCAACAACGATACCGCCAACAAGGCGACCCTGATCGCGGAAAACACGCAGGCTGGTGACAAGGATGTGACCTTTGGTCAGATCAGTCTTGGCGCTTACAAGCTGACGAGCGGCGTTTTCAAGGTTTCGAGCGAACTGATCGCAGACAGCGCGATTAACATCACCCAGTTCGTTGGGCAGGCGATCGGCGAGCGTTTCGGGCGTGGAATTAACGAACTGCTTACCACGGGCACCGGCACTGCTCAGCCGCAGGGCATCGTGACCGGCGCTTCGGTTGGTAAGACTGCTGCCGCCACCAACGGCATTACCTATGATGAACTGATCGACCTCTATCACTCGATCGATCCTGCCTATCGTGGCAACTTCGCCTTCATGTTCCATGACGATGTCCTCAAGGTGCTGCGCAAGTTAAAGGATGGTGAAGGCCGCTATGTCTGGACCCCGGCGAACGGGCCGATCGCGGAAACCATTGTCGGTCGTCCTTACTTCATCAACAACGACATGGAAGCCACTCTTGCCACTGGCAAGCGCACCGTCCTCGGTGGTGACTTCTCGAAGTATACCGCCCGTATGGCCGGTGGCCTTTCGATCAAGCGTCTCGACGAACGCTATGCCGATAGCGATCAGGTGGGTTTCGTCGGCTTCGCGCGTATCGACGGCAAGGTGATGGACCCCAGCGCCATCAAGGTTCTGGTTCAGGCCTAATGAAAGCCAGATTGCTGGTGGCGCTCGCTGGTGACCCTCATCGGGAAATCGGCGACACCATCACCGGCGAAGATGCTGTCCGGCTCATTGCAGCCGGATATGCTGAACCGGTCGAGGAACGCGCAACGATCGCCCTGAGCAAGGAAAAGGCGGTCAAAAAGGCCAAGGCAGAATGAGAAGGGGCGGGAAACCGCCCCTATCGTTAACGGCCAAAACTGGGAAAAGTCGGCATGAGCGGCTCTCTTCGAAATGAATCCGCTGGATTGAACGGCTCATGATCGCCTTTATCGGCGGTGAGGGTTCGCCAATACTGCTGAAAGAATTGAGCGCAGGTCATGTCCGCCAGCTTAATTCGGGTATCATGCATCACAAACTCATGCTCGAATGCTTTTGCCAATTCATCTTCGATGACAGATTTGTCGCTAGGCGATATCTGAAATGCTGTCGCGACAATTTCACAGTGATCCTGCACCTTTTGTGCGATCAGTTCGACATTCTGCCGATGAAAGGCAAAACCCAGAAATACGATACGATCAGCATTGCCTATCGAAGCGCGCATCGCCGCAAGTTCATCTCCCTCTTCCACACGTTCCGTGAAGGTGCGAACTTGTTGTGCGACCGCTGCCAGTAGGTCGGGGGAACTGCTTCCAAACTCTATGCTAGGCGCATCCCCCTGTTGCCATGGAAGCCTGCCCGCGACGCCATAGGGTCTGTGAATCTTCAACGTCGGCATAATCTCGCGGATCGCTGAGACATCAAGGCCGTAATAGGCGGACAGCGAGATCGGAAGATAATGTTCTAGGCAACGATCATAATTGAAATTTATGATTTCAAGGTTCTTAAAAATTCCGTCGACTTCACTCTTGCGAACATTTTCAGTAAGCAGCTTTGTGAGGCTGCTATACCACGTCTCAGAAAAACGACCCAAGTCAATTAAATCTTTACGATGATCATTTACTTTGAAATTAGAGCTACCCTCTTCTGCTAAGAGGATTGATCGCACAATTCCGAGTTTGCCGACCAATTCAATTTTAGGGTCTTCGAGTGCGTCAATCACATTGTCAATCGATATCGCTTGCGCCGCTGATATGATTAACTGCCTTCCAGCTTTAAGGTGTTCATTTGTCTTGGGGAATTCCCTAACTTCTTGCATGCAAAATTTTATGGCTTCTAAAAGTAGTTCGTCGCCTGAGGATTGCCTGAAGTGCTCGAACTTGATGTCAAGCAGTCGCGTTATCCTTTTCAGCAGATCCGCGCCCATTGGGAGCCCTACTTCGACGCTCGCGCCTGCGCCGATTACTAGCACGGTCTTGGCTCTGAACATGCTGATTGCACCTCTCGAAATTTGTGTGACTTTTATCTTCACTATGGCGTCTAATCAATCGGCACTTATGGGGACGTTGATCGACGTTTGATCATAAATACGTCCATGAATTGGACCAAACTCAAGCGTATCACTGCCCTCACGATCCCCGTTTTGACCGTCGACGACGTCAAGCGCCACCTCAATATTGCCCACAGCGACGAGGATACGCTGATCGAAGTCCTGATTGATGTTGCTGCCGAAGCGATCGATGGCCCGAATGGCATCGGGCTGGCCCTCTTGCCCCAACAGTGGCGATTGTCGCTCGACCGTCTCGATAGGGTGATCACCCTGCCGCTGCACCCGGTCCAGTCAGTCCAGTCTGTCACGGTCTACCCCGATGGGTGGGCTGGTGGGATCATCATCGAACCGGATTCCTACTATCTCGACACGGATCAGCGCCCGGCGCGGATCACCTTCGATACAAAAGTCGCAGGTTGGAATGCGCCGGTGAAAATCGAATTCACCGCAGGCTACCCGACACCCGATGACGTTCCCGCCGACCTCAAGCATGTGATCCGCCTGCTCGT